CCGGACTATGTTGGCCACCTGTCGGATATTGAAATAACCACATGCAGAAATTGCTATGACCATATTAAAATATCCTATGCTTACAGTCATTTGTGATATAATCGATGTTGATTCTAGGTGGCCATAGTAATTTTTGCGTGCTTTAATTTCCATTTCTGACAGGTGGCCAACATGGTCCGGCACTACTGTGACACCATAGCCTCCAAATAAGAACAATTTCTCCTTGTAGTAGTGTTACTACGTCTCCCCAGTCATTGAAACTCTACTTTGTATTTAGTGCTGTAGTTAGGATCGTTTACACGCTAAGGGGAACATTGAAAGGAAAAAAATCAGTTTTTCTCTGTACTGTACCCCTGTTGTGGGTGTTATAGTTGGGCATAGAGTGGGGTTTTAAGGGCAAGCGCTAAAGGGCTTATAATGCCGATCAGACAATGTTACATTTAGTGCTGAGTGATTTATTCTCGCTAAGAGAATACTTCTTTAAGAATGAAACTATTTAGTAACTCTCATCAGTATACAGGTAAATCAGCAAACTACCGGCTAGKTCATTCATTTCTTACTATATATTACGATATTTAATTCAGGGAATAGAAAGAAAGTAACTCAGTTATTCTGTCAATTGTTTTATTTATCACCTTACCTATAATACGATTACTTAATAACTAAACAAATAGAAAAAGTTGTTTCTTAATAATAATCAACTAAATAATATCTTAATAATAGTTAAGACGAATGGACATTGCACATTGACAGCCAAAAGTAGCGCGATGCCATGACGCAGGGTTCATTGTGAAGGCTTATCTGAAACAAAATAAAAAAAATAATTGATATTACCTCACTGTTATGAAATAGATAAACATAGAAATGCTGCTAATGTAAACACGATAAAAATCGGCATTTCCATATGTTGAAATGTCGATGCCAACTTTCTAAGAAAGTTCGTGGTAACAAGAGACATTCCACTAATTGACAAAAGGGTGCCTTCAATTTTTCCAGAAAGTTGGCTACAGGTTGCAGCAGTGGATTGACACCAACGTTCTAGGACAGCTGACAACAAGTTGTTGACCTCGATCGCAACTAATTGATGCTAATTTTCGGACCACGAAGTCTTACTATTAGACTTATGACGCAACACTACTGGCGAATTCCGGATAAGATCAACACCAGATTTGTCAATTGTCAGACTAATGACATACAGAAAATCTACACAAAAATTATTAATAATGAATAACTAATATTACACATATATTACACTGTCAACAAATGCAGCAGAGGTTAATGGCATCTACTTATATGCGCATTATACTGAACGCGTGAGCCGTCCAAACGCTATTTGCAATTTTTACCACGAAACAACATATCATATTTTATAATTCGAGACAAAATAAATACATATACTATTTGTAAACTCCAAAAAGGAATAGAAACAATTAATAATGTATGAAGATAATTATGTATAATGTATTTCATAGATAAAAAAAAAGCATGAGCCGTCACAATCCCCCCCTAGTCCTGTCATATATGTAGGTATAGACAGTCACGCAAGTCAGTAATASAAATTTCATTCTTTGAAGTATGTAAATAGTAAAAAATAGCCATAATATTTTTAGGTTGGTGAAGTAAGAGTATGTATCACGAAATAGCCTTTTTTTTACATAATCAATTGGCTATGATAACCACCCTATGAAGTGAAAAGTGATATAGTTAAAACATCGACAATAAGTCGCTCACCCACTGTTATCTAACGCACTTGAATAAAACTTTCGAAGCAGGGATTCTATAATTAAATCATGACTGAACAAATGACCAAAACCCTAAAACTTTAGATAAAAACTACTTACATAAATTGGTTTTCTGTAGCTGCTCAAGCAACACCGTTGCTTTTGACTGCATCTTCGTGTTTTGTACACTCATTTGGAAAACCTGTTGAATAATTGAATGACATTACTCACTTGTTCATAGATTTTTACATAAACACTTATGAATCATTTATTAAATCATAAACACTGACCGTCCAATTTCCCGTGGCGAGCACAAGGTATGTTTGTTAGCATTTGCGTTAAATAACACTCCCCACTGAAAGCATAATATTTGATTAGTCCTGAGTTGGCATGGGCAATCAAAGGCCAGGTGACCTTTGAAGTAACAGACTATACATGTTAGCTCACCTAAATCGTGGAGGAATTAGATGGTATGATATCTTGTTATCTCTTGGACAGAAGCTCGTCACGTAATTTGGCCATGATCCTTTTTTGATGCCATTTCCGCGGGTCATCTCCATGTGAATACTGTCTTCTTCTTTAGGCAACACTATGTCATAAACAAAAGAGCCAATCATCTCTCTGAAACAAAAAACAAAAAACGCACTTTGTAAACAATCGAATTTCTATTTCGGACAATTGATAATAAATACAATAAAGTACTTACTCTTTCGACACTTTTTGAAATACATGTAGAAAACCGTTTGTTTTGGTATGTTGCATCAATCTTGTTGGTATATTTTTAACCTGTAGAATAGGACTCGCAAAATCAAATTGGGAAATTATTTTTTCCGCCAAAACTAAAATTAAATTTTCAATCCCTCGAATTGGCCATTCGTAAGGCACATATATATTTTGAGCCAACTCAACGTACACAATAGTTGCATATTCTTCCTCCATTCTAATAATTATATAGAAAATGTCTTAAATAAAAAAAAATCAGAGACACGGTTGCTCCAGACAAGTTGACGCCGCTGAATGCGSTCACGAAAATCGTTGAGAACGCTGAGCGTGTTCGTTTTATCGGATCTACATACGTCATAGAGAGTTACAATATGTATGGTCAATAAGACATGAGAGACTCAGCTATACTGTAGACACACGCTTGAATAACAATGATCTGTTTGCCGCTCTTTGCTTTTTTCATATGAAGTCTGGGTCGATCTACTACTTTAAATAAAAAAACTTCGATATCCGGTAAGATTTTATTCCATGAACACTAAATTAGATACATTCTTCCGGTACCGAGATTGAAACTTTGACACCACGCTCTATGAAAGATGTGACGTATACTGCTACATAATAACTGAAGAATATAGTGCCCATGATGAAGAGAAGCATGAAGGCTGTAACCAGTAAGGTTATACGCGTCGTCAAATGTTCTGACTCATTTCTGGAAGTACAGAGCAAACCGTATGGTCGTACTTCTGGTGGTTGGGCAATCATTCTGCAAAAAATACCCAACTTTGTAATTCCCAAATTACTTTAACCTGCATTTGGAACTTTAAATCTATTAATTGGTCACTGTCCAAATTATTTAAATGAATATTAATACTCACTTGCGTTTTCAGAAGTTAATAAGCTACACCCGATTGTATAGAAATCACAACGTGTAATGAATCAATTTCACTCTTGTTTGCTCAAGACGCACTATCACGGATGCCATTTTATTCAATTAATAGCGTCCGGTTATCGCGGTCTGAACTTGACCCTAAATTATGCAAAAGACCTACATCGAAGCAAAATAGATACCGATGTCAATTTTCATTCATAAATTAAAATGGATAGTTAAATTATCTAAAACAGTTATTGGCGTTAGTTAAACAAACTATGCTCACGTTATTTAAAATAATGTTCTTATTGCACCATCGACCAGAATAATAGTAATAAATATATCAAAGATATCTATAAAATAAGTAATAGTTTTTATGTGGGCTCTAAACGTGTATAAATAAAAAAAAACTGTCAATAAATTCAGATCTTTATCACATAAGTTGTCATTTTGTCGTAAACAAGATTTTCTATTCATTCACACTTCGGTATTAGCTAGTTTATTGAATTAATAAAATATTACGTACTTCACATAAGTTTATTTACGTATTTCAAAGATGCGAAAATGAAACGCATTATAAATTTAAAGGATAACATCAACCTGTTTGTAAAAACTTGTTTGTTAGGTAAGATCAGTACTCCGCAGTGTTTATAGATAAATATACTGAGCTATTACGGAGATTTATCTTCATATTAAAGAAACATGTAATTTATGATCAAAACTCTGTAGGCGTTGTAATGTCATAGTAAAACACGTTTTATTCATTCATAGTAACCTTGTCGTAGTAAGGGCTTGAATGAAAATGAGTACGGAAGACCGGGTATGGTTGACTCAGCGATGAAGAATCGGCATTGAAAGAGAAGTGGTACCTTTGCAATTCTTCACGACAATTACCACCAATGACCGTATTGACAACTACATCCGGTCTCCCCTATACATACACCCAGATAGGAAAGTACGACGGGCCCAGGCTTGGCTCAGGCTTGGTTCAACTATGTTGAACTCTGGACCAAGCTTGTAAGCCAGCCTTGTTCCAGCCTTGGTAGAAGTCTGGAATGATAACTGGGTGCCAAGCCTGGTTGCCAGCCCTGACCCATGCTTGCTTGCCAGACCTGGCCCATGCTTGGTTGCCAGACTTGGCCCATGCATCGAAAAAACACATAAATTCAATTAAAAAAAAAATTTATTATTATTAAAGTACTAGAGTTTGTGATCATTAACGTTTAACTATTTAAGTGAAGTAAATAACGTGAAAAAAACTCGGTGAAAAGTCTGCTGGGCTCTGGGCGCGAACTGCCGTCCTTCTGATTGCTGGGTTTGAACGCTGGCTACTGGACGCACCTACTAACGTTCAATTGAAACTTTTATATGTTCTACTTGTTCATTTTACTACAACCACTCGGTTTTATGAAATATAAAGAGCAATTTAATTTATATTTTCGATTAAGAAAGAAAAAAATAATTTCGTATTATTTATATTAAAATTACATAATTTTTTAAAATAAACTTTATTAAATTTAATTGATTATTTATCAAGAACCCAGCTTAATTATCTTACTCTACCACCATAATTCCCAAGTTAGGGTGACTCTCGGCTTGGCCAAGGCTAGGTTATCTAGTGTTGGCCGATGTTAGGGTAACCATCCAACGGCCAAAGCTAGGGTATTCAGTCTTGGCCCAAGCCTGGGTAATCATTGGAATGGCCAATACTAATTAACCAGTTATGGCCCAGGCATGGGACAGTATAGGTTTGCCAAGACGGGCTTCCCAATAATGTCCCAGGCATGGCCCCGTCGTTCAACTCGGGGGCTTCCTGTATGGGTAGAAGTTATTCATAGCTGGGTCCTAGCTAGGGTCTACCGTGGAAACCCAGAGCTCGGTGAACTAGTTCTGGTTCAAGCTTGGGCCAATATTGAAGAGCTAGAGCAGGGTTACCCATGACTGGGTCTCGTTTGGGGCCAACAGCGGAAAGCCAGCGCTAGGTTGCCCACGACTGGGCCTTAGCTAGGGCCGACATTGGGAAGCCAGAGCTAGGTTGCCCACGACTGGACCTAAGCTAAGGCTGACATTGGGAAGCCAGAGCTAGGTTGCCCACGACTGGACCTAAGCTAGGGCCGACATTGGGAAGCCAGAGCTAGGTTGCCCACGACTGGACCTAAGCTAAGGCTGACATTGGGAAGCCAGAGCTAGGTTGCCCACGACTGGACCTAAGCTAGGGCCGACATTGGGAAGCCAGAGCTAGGTTGCCCACGACTGGACCTAAGCTAAGGCTGACATTGGGAAGCCAGAGCTAGGTTGCCCACGACTGGACCTAAGCTAAGGCTGACATTGGGAAGCCAGAGCTAGGTTGCCCAGTCCTGGGCCTTAGCTAGGGCCGACACTGGGAAGCCAGAGCTGGGTTACCCAGTCCTGGTCCGTGCTTAGCCCCGTTGTCGGAGMTTGWAAGTTCCTACATGGGCATCCTCGTGATAAATCAGTTATTTAAATAATATTATATACATATATTTTAATGAATGATAACGATAACGGTCTGGAACTTCTGTGATGTTTATAAACAACAGCGTAATTGAAATACTTATCTCTTAATGAGTTTAATGAGCCGTAACAGAGATATATGTTGCTCCCGGATAATGAATAATTGAAAAAACAAAATTTGATTCATGACCGTTCTTATCAGAGGCGTCTTTGTGGCGCCGGATATGGACGTTGTTATCGTTTGAAAGCTTTTTTGTCATGTTTCGATTGCATGATCTCTTTAGCTGTCAGTAACTATTATAAGCCTTTGAGTAGCATGCATGTGATTGAAACTACTTTTAGTTTAGACAGTAAATTTTATTGTCGTAATAAATTCTTCAGTCTCTATTTAACGACCAGCGAGAATAAAAAATCATCAATAAAATTCTTCACACATTGAGAGATAGACATTCTTTCACACTTCATCACAACGCCACTGCGTAGAAAAATTGCGATGGTCGATGTGGAAAATACCGACAATAATGAGAGGTGTACGGATATAGATTGTGATGAGGAAAATATTTCACTGTTTATTCGTGGAACAGGTAACATTTGCGAACTAATGAAACTGATATCTTTTATTAACGATCCATAAAATTTTAAGTACCCATAATTCACTTGAATAACAGTCTATTTATACAGTAGAAGTAGATAAAAAACTATTTGGCTAACAACTAACAGCCGTAACTGTGCGACTAGTTTTTAAGACCCTTAGAGTGTGGTTGGTAATTATTATGGTATTCCGATGGCAAGTAAGCTGGAATTTCGATGACGTTTGTTATATGGAGTAACCATCTAATTGTTGCTTTAACGGTCAAATTTATCAATTATGCATTTCGTGGTTTTCCCTGATTGGTCTGAAAACGCGCCGGAATTGGAGTAAACAAATATAGCTACTATATATGAGTAATCATTGGCAAGAATAATAGCAATTGGCGAACTGGTTTTTCCATGTAGTTTTGTGCGACAATCGTCCGAGCACGGTACTGTTGTGATAGTTTACATGATCTTCGACATTATAAAATAATATTTTTGTTAAACTTCATTCAGTGTTGGATATTTAGTGATAATTAGCCTTATCTGTCAGCAATTAACGAAGAGTTTGTCGCAAATTGAATTGGAAGATAACCTCCCAGCTCTGGTCCATAATACATTGATAAGATAACTACAAACAGTGAAGTATTTAATGGACGTACAACCATTCAGCTTGTCATATCCATTTATACATTTGTTATTCTACTACGTAACATCACTTACTTAAAATACTTCGAACAATGGTGCCTCCCGAAGAAATCGCCTCTGCTAGTAATCCCGACATTGAAGGTGAGAATATACTTCATTTCCTCTGCCGTGAAGGCGATATCACTGATTTGATGGCTTTCAAGAATGTAATCAGCGATGCCAATCGACATCTGGTGCTGCAATTCAACCGACATGGAAAACAGTGTGTCCACATTGTCTCCAACCCAGGCATTGCTGACCCTCAGGAAAAACTAAAACTTCTGATGGAGTGGGGTGCTGACATCAATGGTCAAGAGCGAGTTTTTGGTAATACACCACTGCATATTGCAGCTTATACGCAAAACCATAAGCTCGCAACCTGGCTGTGCAATCAGCCCGGAATAAACATGGGAATATCTAACTATCTATTCAAGACACCGTATTATGTCGCGTGTGAACGTCATGATATAAAGATAATGAACATATTACGCGCGAAAGGAGGGCAATGTAGAATCTACCGGTGCAACGAAGCTTGGTTATTTACTAGAAATTATTAAACCAGCATATTTTTCAAGGTTAAAGAAAACCTTATTAGGCGTTGACCAGCTGTTTTGTAAGTTAAATATGTAATCGGTGTTTTAGGTTGAGCACTTAAAATAGTGAATTAGGAGATTAATCTTGTCATCTATGTTTTCGTTGTTTTTGCTTTATTTTTATGGATCAGTGTCAAATCTTGGCGTAAAATAAATGTAACTGTAGCTATAGGTTAATAATAGTTTCTTGAATTGTCAACGTTATGCTTAAGGACTACATTTTAATATAAAATAGGAACTACAGATTTTTGTAATAAATCTTTTACTTTCAGCAATCGGTCATGACAAATGTACATAGATTGTGGTAGTTATAGAACCTTACATTTAATACATTGTGGGTAAAAAAAAACTGTGACCGAAATAATTTTTCAGGTAATTAAACTTAATGATAATTGACGGCTGTTTCATTTTAAATAGTATTGCGACGTAAAAGTTTCTTTTGTCCATCTTTTTGAATAGTTTGTTCACTTCTCCATGAGATTTCAGGTTTTGCGATTTCTGAACTTGGTGGTCTCCTAGGTATCCTAAGACAAAATTAATTAAATTGGAATGTTCAGATAATGCATTTACAGAGTGCTATACACTTGGAAGGATTTCTACTAAATAGGTCGGTAAACTCAAATCGGAACTGAAATTAGGTGATTTGGCAGTAAAAGTATAATTTTCTTACCTGCCTTCTCCACAGCAGGCACAAAATGCATTACTTCTTTTGCGAATACTTTCCATTTTTAAAAGTCAGGAAAACAGTCGATATTAAGGATTTACAATAAACTTAAATTCAACAGTTCACTACACCCACCTCTTGGACGATAATCAGTTGAATACTGATAAAGGACTGAGGTAAATTTAATAACAGGGAGGAAAATATCGTACGGTATTTAACATTAGGTACTGTTGTTAATTAAATCATGAGCTGCCCGTTATTTTGTTTTCGAGTTTGGTTTTCCTATAGCGGGCGATTATTTCTCGTGATGATGCAATAGTCTCTTCACAGGCCGGATGAATTCCGTCATATACTTAACTCATCCTTATCGTACGCTGAACGTTCAATAACGGATCAAATATGTTCTTATAACATGCCATAAAACACGAACACTTTCATAACTCCTGATTGGAGAATGCCAATTAATCTATATTTGCGCATGCTACCATGAATGAATCAATCATTTTGTTTTGATTTCTTAAGCCCAGATAGCTTCACAAAATATAACATTCATTAGGTTTTTTCGAGCTAGACTGCCTGTTAACAAATAACACAGCCAGATTGTTTGTTCCTTGAACGATTATAAAGTCAGCKTAAAGATTAATAAACTGGCACGTTTAGAAGCTTATATTACATGCGTTGTTCATTATTTATGTTCAATATTTAAAAAGCTATTAAAGTTTATCATAAATAAATGACTAAGTCCTATTTAATGAACTTTTTAATCACAATTAAAAAACATGTTAAATTCATGCGCCATAATATATTAAAATCTGTCAAAACAAACCCATAAAATTAGGTAAAGATCACCAAGACATTTCAATCTCAGTGATGTTATGAAAATAGTGATTTGGGTCATTTCTCTTCTTGTTTATAAAATCATTTAGTATTATTGTAGGCAAACATAACGATGAATTCGGTTGATCATAAAAATTGTTGTATCTTTTAAATTCTATAGTAAATAAACATGAGTTTCACGTACAACTATATAGTGCTTCGTGAGTGGGAAAGCCATCCTCGATTTTTCCTAGAATTCATTGTACACGATGAATTATCAGGATTGGCTGGTGTTCAAACGTTATGATAATGCTGTCATAACCATGAAAAGTGTAGCGACCATTTCAAAAGTTTATGGTTCTAATTTGTGGTTACGTAAAGTTAGAGATGGAAGTATTGTACTGAGTTGTGAAGACTACTTCATTATTTATATTTAATTATATGGACTTTAAAGTTATTATTAATTGGAATGGTAAATTTTTTTTCTTTCGTCTAGTAGATCTTATGGATATTATGTAAGTACAGAATTTTCATGAGATTTTGTGTATTATTATTTGCAGCGCATGTACAATTAATAAAAAAAACAAAAAGCAATTTCTCAAAAGTATTTTTCATGAGAAACTAAAATGTCCAAAACAATTTAGAAGGTAGAGGTAAACTATTTTATACTATTAAATAAATCAATAACTAAAAGAGCTATTAATCTTGTATATTTTGTATCCGTACTCTGACTTTGATGTTATCTCTACAAAGTTCATTTGCTGCTTACATTTTTTTAAATGGGAGGTTTCCGCCAGAAATAATATTCGGAATAAATAGATCTTAAACAACGGGATTTTCTTGTAAAATATATGGTAATGAGAAATTTTCTTGTTGACGATCACTCCTAGTACGTACTTAAGCATTTTGTAAGAAAATCCCATACTGAATTCAGTTTAGTCGACTAGGGATGGTCGTCATGTCGAAATTTTCTAACAGTGTGTTATTGGCAGAATTTAAAAAAACTTTGGGTTAAGGATTGAACAAGAAAAATCAAGTCTGTGGATGACGTAATAGTTTCTTGATGCATCATGAGAAAAAAAATAATTTATATCTACGATTATCTACAATAGGTCTACGATTTAATTTTTCCGAACATTAGATCTACGCTATTCGTAGCAGCTGTACCGAGATCTAGTTATGTCGAGTTCCATGGCATTTTTTTAATAGATCTACCAAGATTTGCGGAAGTTCACAATATTTACACATCTAAAGTATTATTGTGCTACCAGAACCCACCTAAATCGAGATTTGACCCAATTGTCACTCGCTAAGACAACTCAACAAAAATCAGACCATCCCGTCAAGTTTGGGACCATCCTGGGACAATGGACAATTCCCAAGACTCCGCTAAACGTAACCATTAGCCTAAGTCTCGGTCTTGGCTTGGCCAGAGGTCAGCTACCAAGGCTTTGAAAAGGACGACAAGAGCAATTTCTACCTAAGTGACATCAAGACAATAATAGCATCAGTCAATGTTAATTTTGTTATGCGGGTTTCTCTATTGTTTCGATTTTTCCTTCTAAATGTTCAACATGAGTCCAGTAACCAAGATAAGAACATTTTCCGTGAATTCGATAAAACGTTAAGGAATGTAGTATGTTATTAATAGCCATGGTGAGCGTTGTTTTTCTACGCCCATTATTTAATATTGACCACAATGTAAGCAATTAAGAGGAAAACCGACAATTGGGCACTTTGATAACCACATCCGGTACGTAATTAGAGTAAAATAAGACCTAATCCATTGTTTGGAGTCAAAGGTTACAGTTATTCGTCGTTGCCTTATCAATGTTTAACTCGTGCTATTAATTACATTCCATTACATTGTAAGCCTTGTAGTTCTTCGGTCCTCTCGAAGGTCTCTAATTGAACTGTACCTTTGTTTTAATTCTACTCAAGTTAAATTTGGGTTTACTCCAGTTCAACACTCAAGTAAGTAATTTACTTTAGATTTTTGTATTTAATTTATCTGTACCAGTCACATGTAATAAAATCAATACTAGCTTTTACAAAAATGGTTGAATAATATCTCTATGAAGTTTCATGAAAAAACATTGATCAGTTCAATTTTAACAGTTGGTAAAAAAATTGGAATCTTATAGACCTCTTGTGACTTATAATACCTGCTAGAACTATGACCGGTGAGATTAAAAAAACTGAAGCTACATTGATGAATAAACATTCTATTTCAGATCTTAAGTTTGCATCATGTCAATCAAAATAATTGTCCCCCGAGAATGGAAGTCTTTTCCTGATTTGCAACTAGGTTGGGAGTTACATCGCATTATTTCTCTGAGACAAAGTCAAGTCCAGACAGCAACAGGCGTTGAAGCTTCATTCAATGGGGTAATGGCCGTATGTACAGAATATTCCTTTTATTTATGGTTCCGTAAAACAGATGACACCAACATAATACCTGATAGTAAATATTCGTTGATAAGCACTCAGTTCTTTGAATCACCTGTGTCTCCGCTAGAAAACATCGCTTACTCTCCTAAGTATAGCACAAATGAATCATGTTCGGATAAAGAGTGCTGATCCACTTGTGGCGAAAAAGTAATTTACTTTAGTTGACATTATTTTATAAGTATTTTGTAAGTAGGTTAACCTGCATTACAACTGGGTGAAATCACCCATATATTATTTTAAGCCGTATTTTATTTTATCATTAGTGTTGTCAAAATATTTATCAACAAGCTGTCATCACAACATTCAATTACGCAAATCAGTTTGATGGAGATATCAATTGATTTATTGCTGCTCCGTAAAACACTGAGAAAAAAGTATCGTCATTTGGGCGAATGAATGAATCATTATACGCATATCAATCAATTAATGTAACGGGCTCAAAGTTCACCTCCGTATTACGGGAGTCTGTTTCCTCACCTATTTTAGGTATGCACGAGCCGAGGATGCTCTTACTTCTTCCCCGAACGACATCCTTAATCCAAAAATATAATCAAAATCCTCATTATGCGTGGTATCTTGTCATAGCCACCATGAGTTCGTAGCTCTGTGGGCCATATACCCCAGCCATCTCAGGAAATAAAGAGGCTCTGACAGAAAAAGGCTTAGAAAAGTCTCCCGTGACACCAGTTCCATCTGGTCCTTCTATTTGTTTACATCCGGTTTTGAACAAGCTATCATCCACTCGTTCAGTCCCCGATGGAGTCTCCGTTATACGCGTATCGTAAAGAGAGCGATAAATATAGCTACCGTCACAATCCATTAATGCCCCATTCATAAACCGAATTGTTGTCAACACTGAGCATATTGCTACTCCCATTAACCTTCAAATAGCTAAATGACTATGGTGACACTCTGAATACTGAACCGTGTTGGTGACGATATTTTTTCTCTGTGAAGGACGGTAATGAACGTGATTCAMATAAATTAGCTGTTATGTAGGAGTGTACTAGTTCTGGCAAAATCTTAAATATGTAAACTTGTAATATTAACCTACAATAAAGTAAAATAGCATCTAAGAATTGTAAACAACATTTTTTGTTTTCAAAGTTGAACGTATTGAACGACAAATCAAAACAATGGAAATACGTCAGACTTATTTTCAGTATATAAACATTGTTAGCGTTTTGTTTTAAGTGCAAATAATAAAATATTTCCAAGAATACAAAATCAAGACGTGCTGGGATAATAAACAACAAGTATATTTGCTTGTATAAAGTTATAAAAATCTTAATTTATAGAGTTAGGTACAATGATAAGGCTATAAAACACGAAGATATATATTTTCTGTGAGTTCCGTGGTTAATGAATGCGAGTGACCTTGAATTGTTATTTAGATCTTAAGGTATGTGTGACTTGACAAGATGAAGTGATATTTCATTGTAATTTAGAAAAATACAAGTACATTTTTGTTGAATCGAATAAAGAGAATAAAATGCGAGATTCAAAAGTAAATATGTTCATTAAAAATTATTTTGCATCCTCTAAATCTAACCTTTTAGCGTTTGGGAGCCTTCAAACATCTCGGTGTACGTCGAGTGGGGGGGGGGAGGTGCAAACCGAATAGCGTCGTGGATTTGTATGCGTGCAATGTAATAGTACACGAAATTATTCTTGTTTGGAAGGCTATGGTGTTATATACATAGTAGTG